ATACCAGCGGCCTGCTGCTTGGTACTCTGTGCCGTTGCGGTAAATGCCTGGTGGTAGTTTGAGTGGGATGTACATGGCTATATTGTCGGTAGGTTGGACACAAAGCTCATTGTGACGATGGCCGATGGCACTGCTGGCCGTGTTGGGCTGGCGCTGGCAGCGTACTGCTCAATTTGAACACCGATGTCGGTTGGCCTCCACATGATCTCCACATAATCAGTCGCATTCAAGCTCACAAAGTAATTTATGGCCGCAATGATGTGATACGGATCTCCAGCACCCTTTCGTGGTGCAAAGCCAAATCGACTGTTTGAATTGGCCACATTTGTACCATTGACCCGAAACCAGACATCCACATCCTGAGACGAATTTGTCGTATTTGTAAACTGAATGGAAAACTGCAAGTTCCAGATCCCGCTGTCGGCCACTGTGATTCGACTGTTGCTGGCTATTGTCACGCCATTGCTAAAGTCTGTCGTGTTGAATGTGACGGCGTAGGCCGTGGTGGTGTTGGCCGCCGTCTGGTCGGTTGAGTCTTGGAAAGCCCCGTGCGGGTTGTTCATAAACTTGCCGCCCCTTGGCCCAAACAGTGAGCCAAGCACGGAAGTCAGTTTTCTGGAAAAAATGTTCAGTGCGCCGTTGTTCTCGTTCAAGTTCCGGCGGTCATACACCTCTGGTGGGTAGCCCAGACTCGGCAGTGATGGTGTCTCTAATTGTTGCTTGACATTGGCCATGAGGTGATTATTTCACCTTATGCGGTCAAAACACCAAGTGCCGTGTTGATGTGCGCCACCCTGTCGGCCAAGCCGATCACGCCGCCGTTGATCTTTTTTGTCATGCCTGTAAAGTCTTTGGCGTCTGCCTCTTTGTTCAGGCCGCGCTTGTTCCAGTACCATGCCGCTGTCAGGGCTGCATATTCTTTGGTCAGCACAAGGTCAGGGTCTTTGACAAAATCCACCCCCAAGGAATCTGAGGCCAGCCGGTAGTTGTCTTTGCCCGTCAACTGGATCAGGCCACGGCCACGGTACTTCCAGCCATCGCCCTCATCTAGGTTGCCCATCCGGCCAGAATAGACCTTGTTGGCAATCTTCTCAGGCTGGCGGTGAAACGGCTGCGCCTCGGCTTCAGACGGGAAACGGCTGGGCCATGTGGCGTTTAAACCCTTGGCGCTGTAGTTCAGGTTTTCTTGCAGTGTCTTGAAGTTGGCCGACTCATGGGCGCACTGGCCGATAAATGCCGCTTGGCGCTCTGGTGTGTTGATCTCAAAGCGCTCAAACGCCGCCGTCAGTGGGTCGAGCCATGACGGGTCAATGTGCATTTCGACAAGCTGGTCTTCGGTCATTTCACTGGCCCTGCCTTAGAGAGTAAATCGGTCTTGGCCTGTGAGCCAGCGGATGATCCAAAGTAATAGGCAATGATGCCCGTCCATGCCGTGCCAAGGCTGCCCAGCATCATCAAGATAGCAGGGTTAGCGCTGTCCACTTTGCCAATAAACATCATCACCATGATGCCAAAAAAGCCCACTGTAACCGTACCAGCAAGTACTGGTGGCATCAGGCTGCGGGTGGTGGCCTGCATCTCCCGCGCAGACTTCCTGTCCTCAACCTCCAGCTTTTCAAAGTTGAGGCCAAGCTCTTGCGCTTGCTTTTGAAGTTCAATCTCAGCCATCTTGACTTGAGCAATTTGCTCTGCTGACAGCTTGTTGTTGGAGATCAGGTCGCCCACCTTGTCGGGGTCAACACCGATGGCTTTTGACACAACAGAAACGGCCATCCCAGCCAGTGGCCCTCCAAGCGCCGTGGCAATTGTCGGTGCAATTTGTTTTAACCAGTCCATATTGTTAAGTCCTTTTTTTGCTCAGCATCGAAGCAGCGATCTGCAACATTGCATGAGTCTTCTGTAAATTATCTGGTGGTGATGCCCACCCGACTGTGATCTGCCCAACAAAGCGACCAGCCTCTGGCTGCACAGAAATGCGGCATGTGTAGCCCACACCCTTTTCAATGTACCAGATGCCCATCTCGCTCTGTGCGCTGGTGTACTCTCCGCATGGAATCTCATTAACCAACAGCTTTGTTATGTCTAGGTTGTTGCTTTGGTTAGCGCTAAACAGACCTACATCCAGACCATCCATTGCTTTTTCCCGACCTTCCCGTGTGTAAGCTCTGTAAACAATGCGAGTGCCAAACATGGGGTTAACTTTAAACACTGCCACCACGATAGCACCAGACTGCTTAAACAGATGCGCCGCTGCATCCTCCACTCTGTCTTCTGCAATCGTTGGAATCTTTTTGGACTCCTTGTAAGTGCCAATCAGCAGCTCTTGGTTTGTGTAAACAAAGTACCCTGCAAAGGTCAGCACGGCCAAAAGTATCAGAGCAAACAACCGAAACGGCGATGTGCAAAAAGCAAGAATTTTATCCACTAGGGCAAGGCGATCATCTGCCATCAGCACTTACCTCCGCATTCATCACCTGAAAGATCATCCAACCCATATTTGAATTTCCTACAGAGGGGTTTTAGAAATAATGAAATCTACGATTCTTTTGGAGTCATTGACAGGCAAGATGTAGAGCAGGTCTAAGAACCAATCAATTGCAAGAGCACCAGCGCAGCACTTGATAAAACGATCAACCCCAAGTCGCCAGTCATCGCCAACATCAAACCACTTGAGCAGACCGAACACATCAACCGCACCTTCCTGTTTTTTCGCAGAAGTCTATGAGTTCGCCTACGCCAAAAATTGCAAAGACCGCTACAAGAAAAATAAACACTACGGCAAAAGCAATCTCAACAATCTCTTGTTCTTTTTCTTTGCGCTTCTTCTCATCTGCTTTGGCTTGTCTTGCAAGGTGGGCGTCTTCCCTGTCCATCTCCGCAGCTCTAGCCTTGATCCGATTCCAAGTCAAAATATTTCCGGTCTGCATATACAAGAGTTCAAGCTCTGATTCCAGCTTGGCGGTCTGCATGAGCGCATTTTCGATCTGCATTGCCACGCCAAAGTTGGACTTGTTGCCTGACCTCTTAGTCTCAACCATCGCCTTGGTGGCCTGACTTTTGGCGTCATACATGCGGCTAATCATCACGCCCAACCCGCCCAGGTCGTTGGCTACTGCCGCTGCCTTGCGCACAAGTCCTATGGCACTTTGCAGACCAGCGAGGGCTGTAATCGGATCGATCACGATTTCTTCTCCCGCCACTTTAAGCACCAAACCAAGAGCCTATCAGATGACCATGACCACCTCACGCACTCAAAGGCCGGTGCTGGTGCTTGGACTGCCGGTGGTGGTGGCGGCAGGGCGTCCATGATTACATCAGGATTTTCTTAAGCATCTCAGCGGCAAAGCCTGGGCCAAGCAGCGTGACCGCAATCAGCGCGTAGAGGATGTACTCGATGCGAGACATCCGCTTGCTGCCTGATTCAAAACTTTTTTGAATGGCCTCGTATCTGAGCGAGCAAATTTTTTCGTGCTCAGACAGCTTGGCGTCTGTTGCGTCTATCTGGTTCATGTCGCCGCTGCTTGCAGAGGGGTCAGGTCTTCCGTAGTCCAGAAGTCCTTTGCCAGCATGATGACCAGATGCTCTTTGTTGCGGGACAAGCAATCTGCCCAATCAGCGTCAAGCATGCCCTCTGGCTTGCCAGCATTGATGAGGGCTACGCTGTCCATAGCGGCAGAGTAGTGCTTGGCAATTTGTTGTTCAGGTGTTAGTTCGTTCATTTCAGTTTTCTTCAAGTTGTTTTACACGGGCAGTAAGTTCTTTGATGGCGTTGACCAACACAGGGATCAATGCTTCCCCCGTATATCGTAATTTTTCTGAATCTTCGTTATCAATAATTACTGGTTGGTTTCCTTCTAATTCAAGAATTTCTTGAGCCAAAAACCCATAACGTAAATTACCATGCGGCGTTTCATCTTCTCTTGATTTTTTAAATTGGTATTTAACAGGATGCAATTTATTTACAAAATTTAAACCTATATTTAAATCAGAAATATTAGTTTTATCTCTTGCATCAGAAAGAACAGTCCAAGATACTTGAACGTATGCATTTGTTGTGGATGTTGTTCCTATTGCAACCCTGTCATTTCCTGTTGTTACATCATAAGGTGGGCTATATGTACCACTACTATTTAATGCCCCAAGCATTACATTGCCACTTCCAGTTGTAGCATTTTTACCAACAGAATGTCCAATAAATGTATTATTTGCCGCAGTTGTGCCGCTATACCCCGCCTGATAACCCACAGCGGTGTTGTTTGCGGCGGTGGTGTTATTTTGCAAAGAGCCTTGACCAACGGAAGTGTTTGAACTTCCAGTAGTATTTAAATACAAAGCAGTGCGCCCAACAGCAGTATTGTATGAGCCTGTCGTATTTGTAGTTAGTGATACTTGACCAATGGCTGTATTTTCTTGACCCGTTGTGTTGGCGTACCCCGCCTGATAACCCACAGCGGTGTTGTTGCTGGCTGTGGTGTTAGCTTGGAGGGCTTCTTGGCCTATGGCGGTGTTATTTGAGCCTGTTGTATTTGCGTACAACGATAATCTTCCCATAGCATTGTTATAGTTGCCTGTGGTATTAAAAGCAAGAGAAAATGCGCCAATAGAATTGTTGTAAAAGCCAGTGGTGTTAAGTTTTTGCGATTCTTTTCCAACGGCAACATTTTGATTGCCTGTTGTGTTGCTGTAAAGAGCCTGATAGCCCACAGCGGTGTTGTCGCTGGCGGTGGTGTTGGCGGCTAGAGCGTTAGCACCAAACGCAGTATTGGTTGCGCCAGTTGTATTCTGTTCTAAGGCCGACCTTCCTAATGCGGAGTTATTTGTTCCAGTTGTGTTTGCAAATAAAGACAAATAACCCAAGGCACTGTTGCTACTGCCAGTTGTGTTTGCGTCCAATGAATTTGCGCCAACCCCCGTATTGCTTGCCCCACTAGTATTTGAGTCAAGATTGTTTGTGCCGATAGCAACATTGTTTGCGCCACTTGTATTAGCCGCCAAAGCACTTGCACCCACCGCAGTGTTGGTAGACACAGCACCCGCGCCACGGCCTACTGTGAGTCCTTGAACAGTCGTTGCCGTGCCGGTGACAGTCAGCGTGCCAGCCACAGCCAGCGTCTTACCCGCGCCGACATTCAGGCCAACACTTGTACCAGTGCCGTTGGCGGTGAAGATCGCGTCCACCGAGTCCAGGTCGGTGTTGATCTTTGTCCCCCAGGTGTCTGTCGATGCGCCTACCTCTGGCTTTGTCAGCAGTAGGTTGGTGGTGGTGGTATCTGCCATTGCGTGCTCCTAAATAGGTAACCAAGTCTCTGAATTATCAACGATTGCAGTCCAAGTTTCTGCACTGTCGCTGATCGGTGTGTAAGTTTCTGCGCTGTCGGGTATCGCGCCCCAGCCAAAGCCAAAGATGATGCCGACAGACCCTGTGGCGCTGTTGCCTGTCAATGCAATTGTGATGACATTACTGACACTGCCAACTGATCCCGTTGCGCCGTTGCCTGTGATTGCTTGGAAAGTGATGACCTCGCTGGGCATCGTCTCCACAGCACCTGTCGCCGCATTGCCTGTGA